TGAATTTCAGCAAAATACACAAATGTCTTTGTATAAATTTTACGCATGATTTATTACCATTATGTTAACTTCTTACAGACTGTAAGTGTATTTTGTTCATATTCGGAGCTTTATACAAAAGTAAAATTTGCGTAATTTTAAAATTATGTAAAAATGTCTAAGCTCTTATCTCTTTTGAAGTCCAAAAAGTTTTGGACTCTCGTTGCGGCTATTGTGGCAGCTCTGGCCGCTTTCTTTACTGTTTCCTGCCAGTATTCAGGTACTTTGTTTCGTACAGGTGTTCACAACGATACTGTGCGCTACGAATACCGTGTTCGTTCACGTAATGCTTTAGTGTCATGCAATCAACTGATTTCGACCCCGGAATTCTTCCGATTTACACAGTCGTCTACCGACTTTATTGCCTTTGCGACTTCTCGACCAGTACAAACGGTATCGTTTCATGGTCATTCAAAAACCCCGATGCCCGTAATTCCGTTGACGTCCAGGAGTGTCTTCGGTCTCTCGATCATTTCAAATTACCCTATTTTTACCGCGTCGAGTCCGAATTGTTCGGTAACCCCCGCTTTACGATCGAATGTTCTATGCGAAAGCTTTGGGTCCATATGTTTGGCATCGCTACTTCCGATAGGCTTTGTGAAGCGATCTCGCCGCGGCGGTCGCCGCGGAAAAGGTCGTCCAAGGCCTTCCACTAAAACTATATCTCTCGGAGGTTCTCATCTTTAGCCTATGTGTACCCGGCAGCTTACTATTATCAATCCGCATTATAAAAAGCTTTCTGAGGATTTTAATGTTTCTATAAAATGTTTCACTGGTCGTGAGGATTTTAAACTTCATGTTCCTTGTGGCCATTGTGACGAATGTTTGAAGAAAAGGCAACAACAATGGTTTCTCCGTGCTAACCACGTTATGAAGCGTTTGAAGCTTTGTCCTGATAAGTGTTTGTTCTGTACTTTTTCTATCAAGCCCGAAGTTTATGAACAAATTAAGGAGAAGCCGTATCTGGCTATTCGTCGTTTTATGGATCGTCTTCGTAAGCATCCTCGTTTTCGCGAAAAAGGCCCCTCTGGTCGTTATCGTTACCGCAAGGTTCGCTTTCCGTATATTTTTGTCGTAGAGTTTGCTGATGGTAAGCGTGCTCGCGAGCGAGGTCTTGAGTCTACTCATCGTATGCATTTTCATGCTGTTCTTTTCAACTGTCCTCTTTATTGGTGGCAGGTTCGTGATCTTTGGGAGTCCTGTGTTGGTCGTGCTTGGGTTGACCCTCTTAACTCTGAGGCTGGTGTTCGTTATGTCCTTAAGTACATGACCAAGGATTGTAAGGCTCATCAGTATATCTCGGATATTGATGCGCGAAAGAATGGTAGGCTGTTCGTGTCGCATGGCTTTGGCCGTCTTTCCAAGGAAGATATTAAGATTATGCGCAAAAACATGTTGCGTAGTTCTACGTCTTGGTTTTGCGTGTATATTAATAACTTTCGCTATTCAATTCCTCGATATTGGCGTACTGCCTGCTTTACAAAGGATGAGATCAAGTGCCGTAATGATAGCCTTATTCCGGCTGTTCTTTGGTCTATTGTTCAGCAAAAGTATCGAGGTTATTCACCTATTCAACAACAACAAATTTATTATTCTTTATTATGGGCATGATGTTTTTAACCCGCCGCAGAAATAAGAAGTCGAACGTGAATCTTTCGCATGTTTCGCCTACTACCCTTGCGCCGGGTAATCTCGTTCCGATCTCGTTTACGCGTATTATCGCTGGCGATGATCTTCGTTTTAAACCGTCTGCGTTTGTTCAGGCTATGCCTATGAACGCTCCTTTGGTCAACGGTTTTAAGCTCTGTTTGGAATATTTCTTCGTTCCGGATCGCCTTTACAATTGGGACCTCCTTGTGGATAATACTGGTGTTACGAATGATCCGGATACTGTCCAGTTCCCCTTGATCTCTGCGCCTACTGGTAACGCTTTGGGCACTTCTGTTATTAAGCTTGGTGCTGATGATGATTTTACTCATTCTTTTATTTCCAATATCGTTGCTCCCGGTTCGCTTGCTGATTATTGTGGTTTTCCTGTCGGCATGATTCCTACGTTTGCCGCGGCTGATGATCGTAATAAATTTTCGGCATTGAAAATGCTTGGCGTGATGGATATATTCTATAACTATTACGTGAATCAGCAGGTTGTTACTTTTCCTACGGCTTCTTATTCTCCGTATTCTACGGCTTCTCACGTTGAGCAAAATGTCGTCTATGATGTTAGTGTTCTTCGTTCTTTCTTGGATTACGTTAAGCGTTCCAAGACACCTGCTACGGCTATATCTGGGTGGGTTAGTTCTCTACCTCCTACGCCGTCGGGTTCTCGCGTTTTCCCCCTCGCTTCTTGGGAGTGGTTCTGTTCGCGTGCTTCGATCTTTCAGCGTTGTCTACCGCCCTACTATCTTGAGTCGTGGTTGGCTACTTCCGGCTATGAGGATTCGGAAATCAAGGTTGATCTCGATACTGATGGTAAGTCTATTTCTTTCCGGAATATCTCCGCTCAAAGTCATATCCAACGATGGCTTGACCTCGCTTTGGCTGGTGGATCTCGTTATTCGGACTACCTGAATTCGCAGTTCGATGTTTCCCGTCTTAAGCATACCACCTCCCCGCTCTTTCTCGGTTCCGACCGTCAGTATCTCGGCTCGAATGTGATTTATCAGACTACCGGTGCTGGTGACTCTTCGAGTCCGCTTGGTGCTTTCGCTGGTCAGACTTCTGGCGGTGAGACTTTCCGTCAGCGTTCATATCATTTTGGCGAGAATGGTTATTTCGTGGTCATGGCTAGCCTTGTTCCCGACGTGATTTATTCGCGTGGTCTTGACCCATTCAATCGCGAGAAGACTCTCGCAGATGTCTACGTGCCCGCTCTCGACAACATCGCTATGCAACCTCTTATGGTTGAAGAGCTTGATGCTGTTCAGTCGCTTGTTAATCTTACTTATGAAACGTTTCCTTCTGGTGATACTACGTTTACGATAGGTGTTACACCTGATAGTAAAACTAAGAATTCCGCTGTCGGTTTTGTTCCTGCCTGGTCTCAGTTGATGCAGAATGTTTCGCGCTCTCATGGCCGTTTAGTCACTGATCTTAAATATTGGCTGTTGAATCGTGATTATGGTATGGACGCTAGCATTGTTCAGAATGCAAAGGTTGTTTCGCAGGACTTTTTTCAGAAAATTACTGCGGCTATTAAGGAGGGTCTTACTGAGGGTTTTTACTCTTTTGAAGAGGTCGAAGCTCTTACTGCCGCCCTTTATCGTATTCAGTATAAGCCGAATTATAGTCCGTACATTCTTCCAAATGCTTACAATGATGTGTTCGCTGACGTTTCTAATCAGGCTCAGAATTTCGTACTTACTTGTACTTTCTCGATGTCTTGCAATCGTGAGAAGGGCAAGGTTAACACTCCTACAACCATTTAATTTTGTGATTATGTTTAGTTACAAGGATCTTAACAAACGCATGTCTTCGCGTCCGTGTTCGTTTTTTTCTAATGAGACTACGGATGATGAACTGATTCATGGTGTTAAATCGCTTTCGGATCAGATTCGTTCTTTTCGTAATGGAGGTCTTGGTCTTGGTTCCCGTCCTCTTAGTGATTCTAATTATGACGAGGATGATTCTCAGCTTGTCGATCCGTCTTCGGATTTTGGTTTGGACCGTTTCGAGAAGTCTGAGGAGATTGCTTCCCAGATTAGTACCCGTATGAAACAGAAACATGATGAAGAGTTGAAACACGCAGAGGTTTAGTTATGGCTTATTGGTTGGATCGACTTCCTCCTCAGCCAGTTCTTGATGGTTTGGAGAAGTTCAATGTTTTAACTTCAAAACTTCCGAAGTTGGATTTTCCTCTGGCGACTTTGCCGAGCTTTGATCCCATGGCGATTTGTTCAGTTGCTGAATGTCCTTATGGTATTCGTGATTTTATGGAGGAATTTGCACAGTGATGACTTCTCCGTTAGTTTCTTCCCCGGCCTTTCGAAAGTACCGTCTTTCGATTGGCCGGATTTCTGTTCTCGCCGAGTGATCCCGCGCTTTAGGAGCCGATCTTTGATCGGCGACCCCCGCGGGGCGCAGGCGCAATTTCATGGCAAAAAAGGCTATTCCCCTTGCCAATATATGCCAGATGTGGAAACGGGTTCTCTCCCGTGGCTCAACATCGGTTTTTTGCAATCATTAAATCAATCAATTTATGTCCGTAACTGCTGCTATTATCGCAGGTGCCGCTACAGCCGCTGCTGCTGGTACCAATGCGATTGCTCAAGGTAAGTTGAACCGTAAGAATCGTCGATGGCAGGAGAAGATGTATAATAAGCAGGTTGCCGATCGTCGTGCTGATGCTGAAGCTCAGGCCCAGCGTCAGAAAGATTTGGCCCAATGGGCTTATACGAATTTCGACTCTCCTGCCGCTCAGCGTGCCGCTTACGCTGCCGCTGGTGTCAATCCTTTCGTTGAGGGTTCCTCCATTCAGCCCGCTCAGGTTAATTCCGGATCAGCTCAGGCCGCTCAAGGCGGAGATGTTCCCGGCTCTGGTCCTTACCAGATGAATCCTATGTCCGCTTTGCAGTCTGGCGCTTCTTCAATCATCCAGAATGCTATGCTTGACCGTCAGATGAAAAATGCTGACGCCGATATTGCTCTCAAGGATGCTCAGCGTATCAAGACTCTTGCTGAAGCTCAAGGCCAGACTAATGAGAATTCTTTGTTCGAGTTTGCGAGGTCTGCAGCGGAATCCGACGCTTTGTCGAAGCGATTCCGTGCGGAACTTGATAAAGTCAATGCAGAATTTGCTCAGGCCTTTGCTGAAGCTGACCTTGCCCAGCGTAAGGCTCTCCTTCAGGAAATTTGGTCCCGTGTTAAGAGCAACCTTGCTCAGGCCGCCCGTACTGATGCCGACCGCCTGACTATCGATACGCTCCGCGATCTTCAGGCCAAGGCCCTTGGTGCTGGTATCTCTCTTACCGAATCTCAGACTTCTGCTACTCAGGCGCAGACCGGTCTTACTAAAGCTCAGACTGAAACTGAAAACGCTTTGCGTCAAGGTCGCGTTGAGCTTACTGATGCTCAAGCTGATGAAGTTCTCTCTATAGCTGGTCTTAATAATGTTAAGCAAGATCGTGAAAAGTACGAGACGTTTCTTCGGTTGCTTGATATTGACGATGCATCTAACGGTGCTGAATTTGCCCAGCGTATTATCCGTCAGCTATTAGGTCGTATGAATGCTGATCTTTCGGATTATAAGCGAAAGATGCTTTCTGATTATCTCGAAAAAATTTGGTCGAATCAGAAACCGTAAGTATATTTGGGTATGGAAACCTTTTTATACATACTGTTTTTATTGCTTGCGCTGGTTGGCGCTATTGTTGTTCCTGTCCTCCTTGCTTTGCTTTATACTCGGATCTTTGTTGTCCTGTATCGTCGCTTTTTTGGTGAGGACCTTTTTAAGTAGTGTAAGCCCCGGCCTTGTGTCGGGGCTTTTTAATATCTGCGCGAAGCGTACCATCGGGTGATTGAGGGGGAGCACGAGGGGGAGAGTTAGGGAGCCCCTCGCATGAGATTGTCTGCATTGCGCACGCGCGTGCGTCTCGCGCGTGCGTGCGTAAGCTAAGTAGCTCAGGCGAAATGTTTGGTCCCTACTTTCCCCCTCGTTCTCATTTTCAATTCGTTATGTTTTTCCATTAAAATAAAGTTGTTTTTTTTTTGCAAATGTAAAATATTTTACAGATGTTTGTAGTGCAGTTCTTTGACGTATTGCCGCCCGTTAATGTATTCCTCTCCTACTGTTCCGAAAATGGAGGAATTATACTTCGTGTTATGTTAAAAAATATGGTGCTGATATACATATTTACACTGAAAAATCATAGAAAGGCTGGAGTTGGGAAATCCCCGAACCAGTCTTTTCTATTTATTTAACGTTTCAAATTCCATTCTCGTAAAATAAGAGCCGATAACCTATTTTGTATCGGCTCTTTCCGTCATAGTTTTCAAGAATTATGCAGATTTATTTTGTGACTATGACACACATATAACGTGCTATGTGGCATTTCACATCATTTAACCATAAATCGAGTTACCTCGTCTTTCACTTTTTCGTTATATGCACAGGAGGTTATCGGATTTTTATCAAGATTTTCTCCGTGAACTCATTGTTGAACGAATCAATCTTTGTAAATTGTAACATCATCAAAAGTTGGAGGACAGCCATATGAAAGACCCATTCAAACTTAATGTATCATCCCTCATGGCTTTATACGAATTGTTTCCTACAGAAGAAGCCTGTATCAAACATCTTGAAGCTATTAATTGGCATGGCAAACCTGTTTCACCATTTGACAAGACTTCCAAAGTTTATAAATTGAGAAGCGGCAAATATCGCTGTAAGAATACAGGTCAGAACTTTACCGTTCGCACAGGCACGATGTTTGAAAAGACGAAAATAAGTCTACGCAAATGGTTTACAGCTATTTGGATTGTCACTAACGATAAGTCTGGAATTTCATCCTATCAGTTGGCAAGCCATATAGAAGTAACGCAAAAGACGGCTTGGTATATGCTTCAAAAGATAAGGCGGCAAATGTATCTTGCCAACGAATCCATGCTGAAGGGCAAGGTGGAAGCGGACGAGACCTATATCGGTGGAAGGAATAAAAACCGACACTGGAACAAGAAAGTCAAACATTCACAAGGTCGTTCTCATAAAGACAAAACTACTGTCGTGGGAATGATAGAACGGGACGGATTTTTGGTAGCCAAAGTTACAAAAGATACAACTGCCGATACATTATCGTCCTTGATACTTGCTTTCGTAGAACCCGATACAATCCTGTTTACAGACGAAAATGCCTCTTACAATCAGATAGGACGAATTTACGAACGCTATTATGTTGACCACGGCAAACACCAATACGGCAATGGAGACATCACTACTAACAGGATAGAGGGAGCTTGGACAGTCCTTAAACGTATGTACCACGGAACTTACATAAACTTGCCCAAGAAACATCTGCAAAAGTATGTTGATGAGTTCGTGTATAGGTATAATCTGAGAGACATCAGCAATTCAGACCGATTTAACTGTTTCCTCTGTTGCGCTGACACACGTTATACATACAAACAAATGAGAGAATCAGTATGTCTAAAATGAAAAGAAGAAAAGAACCCACGGAGTTCAGACTTGGAACAATCATTGTTCCCTATATTGAAATGTTCGATGAAGCAGTAGCCATAAGAACGGAGGGTGTACAACTTATCATTGACACCTATTTTAACGACCTGTCTATTGATGACATTCCCCAGCAATATGTGTTCACTTGGGACTGGTTCGGTAAAGGTTACAAGTTTACTGTCATAAATCACCTCTACAAGTCGTCAAGGGCGAAAACAAAACGTGGCTTTAAGAAGTTACTCGCAGAGGCACTGCCATTGCTTATAGACCCTAAAAACGAACTGATAAAAAAGCCGGAACTTAGTCCGGCTGATATGAATCGGTTTAATACTGTACTATCAATCAAGTAATGCTATTTGTTTTTAATAGGAATTACTGAAAACACTGTATAAGTAGCAGGAACGGTAACGATTATTCCCTTTGGACTTTCAACTTCTGTATGAGAATCAACTCCATTGTTATTCAAATACCAACTCAACTTTTGTTTTGTTACGACAACGACCTTTCGTCCTGTTACCCTGTCCGTACCCTCGTATGTATAGGATTCTTTTCCACTACTTTTGTATTTGACACCTAAATTGATAATATCCCCTCGGACATTGATATAAATACCGTATGTCTTGTCCGAACCGTCATAGGAAATTTCAAGTTTTTGTGTCCAATGCTTCATGTCGTTGTCTGTTATTAAGCAGCCTCTTTCATAGTTGCATAAACGGACGTTTCCATGAACTAACACTCCTTTATCGGGAGTTACAGAATTTTGACCTTGAACATTTGTAAATGCTCCAATCAGCATAATAAATACTGATAAAACGAAATACTTTTTCATAATGGCGAAATTTTTCGAGTTTTTCTCAGACAGCCAGTGAGAAATTACGTTATATACAAAGAAAGTGGACTGCCACCTGTGTGAACTCGAAAGCATCGCCAAACGCTTGTACAAACACACAGATGAGCAGCCCACTTGATATAGGTTGCCCACTGTGCCTCATTTGTACTTTTTGTTGAATTGGCGATTCTTCGAGTATCAAGGCACTTCCCTTTATTTTCCACAATGTTTAGCCTCGGAAGGCTACTGCAAAGATAGCTGTTTTTGGGCTTATATTCATCAATACTTTATTTTAATTGGAACAAAATTTTGTTTGATTGGTATCTTCCAATCTAAAATTTGTTTGGTTAAAAGCCCACAAATCCCCCCTTTCTCTTTTCATAATTATAAGTGGTACATCGCCTGCATGAATGAAAACTTTGGATTTAGTATTTGGATCAAAAACTTCCAAGCCTCGAATATTATTCCACTTAATTTCAACATAATTCTTAGTTCCGGAGCTAACAGGCTGATAAGCTGAAGGAGGATAAGTCGGCTCTCCCCCTTTGTTAAACATATACACCTGACTTTCGGTTGAGCCAGGAGTCGTTATTTCAATTCTCAGAGTGTTGATTTTGGGAGCAGCTTGTGCCAAATCAACTGTAACTGTTTTATTGGTTCCATCTTGCTTATAAGTGGCAGTTCCAGTTCTGCTATTATTATTAGGATTTGGTTCTGAAACGACTCTGGTATCTGCAACATTAAACCCAGAAGAACCTGTAACTGTCCATGGAACATTTTCCTGGGTTGATGTTTCGACTCCGTTTATAACTTTCTTTCGGTAGGAAGTTACGGTAACGGATTTCGTTTCACCACCAGCGACGAAACTGAGCGATGTCGGAGTCACGGAGAAGTAATAGTTCCAAGTTACTACTCCCGCAGCCTGACTTGCGCCAACAGTACGTGTCATCCCGCCACCAGCGACTGAAAGGCTCGTACTGCGTGTGGATTCTGTCTGGTTAGCAGACGCTGCGACAGTCACAGTTGTGCTACCACTTCCTCCGGAGTCCGGAGTAACTGTAATAAAATCTTTCTGCATACTCTTCAATATTAAAATGGTTATCTATTCAAATCAACTTTTGTTATCCATAGGTAATTGTCCGTTCCAAATTTGAAATCTTCTTTATGGATAGATTGGGTACGTTCCAATAAAGTCTGTTCGGTCATACCATTGGCAAAGTTGTGACCGACATTCAAGACAAGAGTAGTGATGTCTTGCGCATCATGGACTTCGTTAAATCGGCACTCACGAGTTTTAAGGTGTACATCATTCACAAGGAATACACGGTGTTCACCCAATACATCAAGGATAAGAACCTTACAATTACAGTTCATAACCAAACCTTTACAGGCTTTCAAAATGTTTTCGTCTAATTTCATATTCAGTAATATTAATGATTGATACTGAATATGTAACGTAGAAATCGGATAGTCCGTTTATGTCTTGGGAGTGGATTGCAATTGAGTAGAATGTAAAGAGGAAACGTTAAATAAATAGAAAAGACTGGTTCGGGGATTTCCCAACTCCAGCCTTTCTATGATTTTTCAGTGTAAATATGTATATCAGCACCAAAAATATTAACGGACGTTATACGGATAATCATATTTGCAAATTATTCTCGTTGTTATATTGAAAACCATCTCCGCTAATTGGTGAGGAGTACTCTGCGTTTTCCGATGGTTTACGCCTAACTTTTTACGCTTCGTGTCGGCACGAATTTCTTTCGACTGATCCTCGTCCTCGGTTTTTTGGCTATGGGCTGGATTTCGGCAGACACTTCGGCTTTAGGCTTCCGCCCCCGCCTTTTTGGAGGCACTACCTGCAGGCAGTCTATGGCTTTCAGCCGCTCGTATTCCTCGCGCAACTCGTCGATGATCCGTCGGTTGTTGCTTGCAATACAATCGCGCAGGAGTTTTACATCTTCGCGGCTGAATCCGTAATGTTTAATCGTTTCGCGCGTCAGTTCGAAGGGCGCGTTTTCCAGAACCGCCCGACGGCACAG